TACCTTATTATTGGTAAAATAATGGGAGATAGTTTCGAAATGGAAGATGCTAAAAAAGCTAAAAAAATTGCTAAGGAATTAATCGATTTTATGGAAGAACATAATATGTTTAAAGATGACGTTATATGAAACAAACTAAGCCACAATATTACGATAGCATCGATACTTTGCCACTTTATAACTTCGATAAATATAAGACTACGACAGATTTAAACTGGTTTATTGTGGGTTATGACGGTAGGCAAAAAAAAGAAAAGAACGAAACTTTATTACCTATCGAAAAAATAATATTAGACGAATATTTCAAAGCAATTGATGACCGTTCATTTACTAATAGGTTGCAGAAATGGTGCGAAATTGAAACTTTAAAGTTGAAATATAATACGGTTAAATCATTGATTAGCAGGATGTGGTTAGGTTTCGGAAATAACCAAATGGAAACACGCTTATTATTTGTAAAAGAACTTGCAAGGCACGGTTTTAAAATGTCAGAAATAAATACAATTGATGGAGATGCTTCGGAGTTAAATAGGCTAAATATTGGTTGCGAGGGAATTAAGACACGTATTTCGTTAATTGAAATAGAATTAAAAAAAGATGCTAACATAGAAAGTGCAAGTTTAGCAAAGCAATTGCAAATAGCAACTATTGGATTGCAATATCCTTATAGACTAAATCCAAAAGAAATAACGGTTTCGGAATGGATTGAAATAACAAAATTATTAGAAGAAAAAGCAAAACAAAATTAAAATGGCAAATAGTGTAGATTTAGTAATTGGTAGCGAAGCGATAAAGCAAGTTGAAAATTTAATATCAAAATTAAGTTTAGCTGATGCTGAATTAATTAAAATTTCGCAAAGTGCTTCGGGTGCAAGTAAAGGAATTAGCGGAATTTCTACACCTACTGGATTAGATAAAGCAGTTACGAATACAAGTGCTTTAAATGCTCAATTAGAGAAACAAAACGCAATAATTAATAAATTGCATGCTGATATTGCTAAAAGAGCTGAACAAAGCCGATTATCTGAAATTAAACTACAACAAGCAAGAGAAAAAGCATTCGATTCATTTGAAAGAAATGCACAAAAAGAAGCTGCTTTAAACGCAAAAAATGAAACTGCTTATCAAAGAATACAAAATAGTGTAAATATACTAACTAAAACATATCAGGATTTAGCTATTAGAAAACAACTTAACGGAACTCTTACGGATAAAGAAGAAAAACAATTAATATCTTTATCTTCAAGAATTAATATGTATCAAAAAGCATTATTAACCGTTGATTCACAAATTGGTAAAAACCAAAGAAATGTAGGTAATTATGCAAGCGGATTTAATTCATTAGGTAATTCAATTAATCAATTAACCCGAGAGGCTCCAGCTTTTGCAAATAGTGTGAATACTGGATTTATGGCTTTATCAAATAACTTTCCCGCTTTATTTGACGCTATTAACGGAATTCGTGATAAAAATAAAATGTTAGTTGCTGAGGGAAAACCAACTGTTAGCACTTTGAAATCTATTGCAGGTGCGTTATTAAGTTGGCAAACTCTTTTAAGTATAGGAGTTACTTTATTAACTTTATACGGAGGTAAAATAGTTGAGTTTGTAGGTAATGCAATAAGAGGCAAAGAAGCGATTAAAACATTAGCCGAAAATCAATCTTTATTAAATGATGCTTTAAAAGAAAGCTCAGGAAGTTATGCAGAAGAAAAAGTAAATATAGAGGTTTTATATAAAACAGCTACTAATTTAAATGAAAGTTATAAAGATAGAAAACAAGCAGTTGACGAATTGCAACAATTATATCCTTTTTACTTTAAAAACCTTAGTGATGAGGATATAATGGTTGGTAAAGCAAAAGACCAATACAATTTATTAAGTCAGGCTATTATAACAACTGCAAAAGCAAGAGCTTCTGAGGAAATACTTCAAAAAAGAGAGTCAGAAAGATTAACTATTGAGCAAAATCAAATATTAGAAATACAGAAATTATATACTAAATTAGCTAATACAAAACAAGAAAAAACAACTTCTGTAAGTGTTGGAACTGGGGGTATTTCTGTTATATTAGGAAAAGAAGCTATTAGAAAAGATATTCAAAAATTAAGAGATGAATCAATTGCGCAACGTGATATATGGGCGAAAGAAGATGCTTTTTTTATTAAAAAAATAGCAGAGGGCAACGCAATTGAACAAACTTTAAAACCTGCTGAAACTGCAAGAAAAGAAAAAGTAGCAAAAGATAAAGAAGCAAGGAGAGAAGATATTGTAAGCTTAGAAAATCATATAAAATCAGTAGGTACTTTAATTGATGAAATAAATACAGAAATTAATAGATTGACTACTGAAAAAATAGTTGCAAATGCTGATGAATTGCCATCAATTAATTTTCAATTAGAGCAATTATTGAAATTAAGAAAACAATTAAATGACGTCCCTACTGCTTCTAAAATACCTAATATCATAACTCCAGATGTTCCAAAAGCGAGCATGACAAAGTTAAAATCGGATTGGAAAGAAACATTTAATGCAATTGCAGATAGCGCACAACAAGCAGGGGAAATAATTGCAGGATTTAGCGAAATGAACTTTAAAAATGAGTATTCACGTTTGGAAGCTCAAAAAGATATTTCGTTAAAGTTCGCTGGAGATTCTGCAAGTGCAAAACAAAAAATAGAAGATGATTACGAAAAAAGACGAAAAGAAATAGCAAATAGGGAAAATAAAGCAAAACAAAAACAAGCTATATTTAATATTGCTATTGATACCGCTCAAGCCATTATGGCAACTGTTGGAAAAACAGGATTTGCAGGATTACCTTTAGCTTTAATATTAGGGGCATTAGGTGCTGCACAGATTGCTATGGTGGCTTCTCAAAAAATACCAGAATATTGGCAAGGTACAGACAATGCAAGTGCGGGACTTGCTTATACTAATGAGAGAGGTGCGGAGATTCATACAGATAAACACGGAAATATTAAGGATTTCGGAGATAATAAGGGCGCAAGGCTTACAATGATGGCTCAAGGTGATAAGGTATATACTGCCGAAGAAACTAAACGAATGATGTTTAATGATGACTTAAATTATATGCTAAACAGTAGAGGTGTTTCAATGCCTATTAATTCACAAAGTAACACAATGACAGCGCAACAAATGGACTCAATTATGGAAAAACATTTTAGTAAAATACAAACAAATAGTACCGTAATTGATAAAAACGGGTTCGCTCAATGGACTGAAAAAAGAGGAAACAGAACAATACAAAATGCTAACAGAGTTTCAAGAACTGGTTTTAAAGTATAATTTATGAAGTATTATTTAGATTTTAAAAGCGATAATTTCGGAAAAAAAGCAATAGATGAACCAATAGGGGCAAGTGATATTAATTTCTCGCTTAATCAAAAACCTAACCTAATGGGTAGAGACATTTCATTTAGTGGCGGTGAGATTGAATTTGAGTTTACCGATATGCGAAACCATTATTTAAAACAATTACTTTATTATCATAGAAAGTTTGGTTTTGAAGCTATTGTAGTATTAACCATTGAAATCGACGAAAATAATAAATACACTTGTGATTTAGATTTTGCTAAGGCTCAAACAGATGATTTAAAGTATTTTAAATGTAAAGGCATTGAAGATGGAAAATTACAGATAATTAAAGCGAGAAAAGCAGTAAAAGTTGATGTTTTAAGTGATGTTGATATTGATGGAAATTATATAGGTGGTTTGGTTCCTGAAAATATGTTATTATTAGCTAAGCCTATTATTCAAAATAGCGAATGGCAACAGCCAACAGAATTAAACTTGACAATGACTGCAAAGGTTTTAAATGCGTCAACAAAATATTTTCAAGTTAATCCTTGTCAGAATTTAATTAAATCTGAAATAGAGGATTCTTATACTTTTTTTGAGTCATCAAATAATTATGAAAATGAACCGCAAAATAATAATTTAGTTTTAATTAAGGCTAAAAATAATCTTAAAAATATACAATTAAGTATTGAAAATATTGATTTATATTTTAATACAGATGTTGATAACGGAGGTAATGGATATGCTGATTTTAAATTACAATTAAAATATGGTGCTGATTTTGCAACAGCTACAACCGTAACGTTATTGTCTGCTTACAAAGAAGAACATCAAAACTTTAGTTTTTTAGGCAGTTTTTACCCTGTTATAGATAGCTTAAATAGAGATGAGTCGATATGGTTAACTTTTGATTTTAAGATAAGACAAAGTGCAAGCGTAAACGTTTTAACCCCTTGGCTAATACCAAGATTTGAATGTTTTTTAACTTTGAAAAATGTAAATATAAAAGTTGTTGCAAAAAGCACCGCTTATAATTCAGTTTCTAAATCTTTGCGTTTAGTTGATGTAATTTCACAAATAATAAAATCAACTTCGGGATTAAATATAAACGCCCCACGTTTTGAATCATTAGGACAGTTTTACGATAACCGTTTAGTAAATGGTAACTTATTAAGAGGGATTATAAATAAGCCTTTTTACGTGAGTTTAGAAGATATTGAAAAGTCTTTGCCAGAAATAAACGGAGATTACGAGATTGGAAGCGATGGAAAAGTATTTTTTGGGATAGAGCAGGATTTTTATACAACTATTGAAAGCGGATTTTTTAATAATACTCAATTTTCAGAAATGAATAAAACATTTAATCCTCGATTCATGGTAAATGAATTTGGTTTTAAATATAATAATTATCAATCACAAAAAGAAAATGAAGAATTAAATAGTGCCGATACAATTCACGGAGAAAGCAAGTTTGTATTTTTTAATAAATCAGTTGAGAATAAAAAAGAAGTTGAGGTCGAATGGACTCGTGATGCTTTTTTAATAGAAGAAACGAGAAAGAAAGCATTAGTTATAGAAGAAAATACAGCCTCTCAAAACGATGATACTATATTCGCAATTGATGCAATAAACACAACGGTTGACAACACATTTGTTGAAGTTACAGAATTACAGCACACTTTTAATAACGTTACTAATTTATTGAATCTTAGAAATGATGGAAGTGTAAACTTTGAGTCATTAGGTATACAACCTACAAGTAATTTTTATATTTTATCGCCTGATATTAACGCTGGTACTTATTCCGTAAATTCTGTTTTACCTAATAGTTTAGATTTAACGAGATTAGTTGGTATTACAACGGGCGCAGGTGATGGTTTGCGTTCGACTAAATACTCTTATACTTTAGACCAAAGTTTTGTACCGTTTACTAATTATACAAATCAAGGCTTTACAGAAACAGAAAATTTAAACGCTTCGGATAGCTATAGCAATAGAAGATATTCAATTAAAAGCAATATATACAATTACTGGAAATCATATATAGCGACTTGTAATTTATATTGGAAAAATAACGCTTTGAAAAATACTTGGTACAAAAATAACGGAGATTATACGGCAAAATATAATGGTGTTAAATTAACAGAGAAAGCAGATTTATTGCCTGACAATCCTATATTATCGCCTATTTTATACAACGACATTATATTTGCAAATGTAGAGTTTACAGACTTCATCACTTTGCAAAATAAAATCAGGTCAGAACGCGGATACATTAGAACTATTGACAATAACGAAAAAGTTGTAAAAGTTTATCCGATTGACATGGAGTACAGTTTGTTAGAAAAGAAACTAATTATAAAAGCTGAGGAAAAATTTGAGCCTACTTATATGACTATTTCAACGGAATTTGAATATATTTTAATCAATAATGAAACTCGTATCGATTCAATTATTTACGAAATTAAAGATGAAAAAGTTTATTTGTATGATGAAAATAGATATAGATTATACAACGGAGTTTATTGGATGGAAGTTTCTGTAAACGGTGCTATTCCTGAATCTTTAGAAATATTAAAAACATGGTTAGATTTATTATAAAAAAATGATTATATTTGAAAGTTCATTTTGTTTAGATTTTTAAATTAGTATTTAAAACCTATTTATTTATTTAGATAGGTTTTTTTTGTATATTTGCTTTAAATAATGTTGTGAAACATAGTTAAGTTATGGCAGTTACCCCTTTTATAAATATTTTTCGAACAAAAGAAGAAGCTTTCTACTTTAAGAACAGCCAAATAAACACGCAATTTATATTTAAAGGGGTTCAATTGTTGCCTAATAATGCATCGAAATATATACAAGTTACCGAAACACCAAACGGTATAGATTTAGAAGATTGGACGGTTTTCGCAGTTGATTTATGCAAAGGCGCCAAAACCGAAATTACACCTTATTTTTTTGTAGATTCTTTAACTAATTCAATAGATGGCTCGCCTCAGTTATTTTGGTCGCTTACTAATGTGCCTTTTGATTTTGGGTATAGATTGATATATTTAGAAATTAATCAAAGTTTAGGAGAAACATTTTATTCAAGTCCTTTCTTACTTACGGATATTGAAAGCGAAAAAACTACACAATTTCACTATAAAGATAACAAAGATGATGTTTATCAAAGTATAGGTTTGCAATCATGGTTTTTTGACGAGGATAAGCGTACTGAGTTGACCACATATTACGAAGTTTCCACAAAAAACACTGTATCACAAGCAATTAAAACCAACTATTTACAAAAGTTTAGGACTGAATTAATGCCAAAATCAGTTTTGGTTTTATTTACTTATCTATTAGAAAGTCCTGTTTTATATGTAAATTATATTCGTTGTTCATTATTTGAAGCGATAGAAATTCCAGAAAAAACAGCGCAAGAAAACTTTAATTCAATAGATTTTTCTTTATCACCTAATTTTAATGATAATTTCTTTGGATTAGCAGATTATAACGGTATAGACTATGGAAGTGCTGATTATAATACTGATGTAGTTAGTGAACCAAGAATATTTAATGATAAATTTAACACAGTTTTCGCATGACAAATACAGCATTAAAAGCGCAAATAGATAGCCAAATTACAAACGAAACAGCAACTGGAGGAATAACTCCGTATGAGGTTGGTACTAATTTAAAAGAAATTGTCAATTACGTTGACCAACAAGCACCGATTAAAATAGCTGATGTGTTGACCTTAAGTGCAACTCCGCAAGTTTTGCCTTATGATGTAAATTCGTTAAGTTTCAGTGGTGGTATAGCTTACTTGCCTACTACTGATGTAATAGGAAAGGAAGTATATGTAATTGCCAATTCAAATAATATTGAAATTAGAGCAAACGTAGGAAATACAGCTAAAATGTTTGTGACATTCGGAACTTTTGTACAAAATGTAATATTAACCACCAATCAAATGTATAGATTTATTTACATAGGATTTGATACGGTAGGATATTGGAAAGCTGAACAAATTTAATTATGAGTACTTACGCAGATATATTCGATTTAATTGATACTAATTTAGCAAGTGGAAACAAAATACCTGCTTCAAAACACCGTGAAGTTGAACACGCTTTATTGGATTATATACAGGCTAATTTATCTCAAAGCGGAGATATTAAGCGTGTAAAATGTGATATTACATACTTAAATGATAACTTCGATGTTAACGGTTTAGGTAAGAATTTACGTTTAGGTTGGGCGATTTGCAACGGAAATAATGGAACGGATAATTTAGCTGGCAGAGTTGGTATTGGTTACGGTATAGGATATTCAAGTTTGGGGGCTATTGGAGGTTCAAAAGATGCGATAGTAGTTGCTCATGCTCACGGTTTGAAATATGGTACAAGTTCACCCGGTACTAAATATCCAGAAACACCATACATAAGCGATGTATTAGGTGGAGATATGCAAGGAACGGAAACTACTGGAGTATCTGGAACTGATAAAAATATGCAACCTTATATTATTAATCTTTATATTATGAAATTATGAGTTTAATAATAACTAAACAATCAGGTAACTTTTTTTCTTTGGAATTAACAGGTGAAAGTCCTATAATTTCAGAGCAAAACAGACTTACTACTATTGGAAACTATTGCAATTTTAAAACAGCAAACGGAGCTAATTTAATATTAAAACAAAATATACTTTATTCTGATATTACAATTATAACAGGAGTTTCACACGTTCCTACTTCTATAAATGATTTATGGGCATCTTTAATTGATGCAGGATTTTTTGATGGATTAGGAGTTAGTGGCGGTGGCACTTCAACTAATAGATTTGATGAATTATTAGATACATTTAGCTATTTTGGTCGTGATGGTCAATTACTTGTAGTTAATGAATCGGAATTAAAACTTGATACGGTTGCTTATCAAATATTTACCGAAGCAGATGCTTTAAAATTAGATGGAATTGAAACGGGGGCGCAAGTAAATGTAAATGCAGATTGGAATATTACAGACCCAACAGACAAAAGAACGATTCTAAATAAGCCTGATTTAACAATAGGTAAGACTTATCAAATTGACTACCCACTTATTACAGTAGCAGAAACACAGGACTTTATAATTCCTGATGATGCGTTTGCTTTTAGAGTGGAAATAAATGGGTATCCACATTATAAGGAAACTGCTAATAATTTAACAGAGCCTAATACATGGACTCAATCAGGAACTACTGTAACTTTAAAAACATTAACAGAAATCAATAATTATATAATCATTTACTACTCATGAGAAAAATACTTTTTTTACTTTTATTAACCGTTGCAAGTTATGGTCAAACAACCACAGGCAAAGAAACTAAATTCCCATACGGAATAAGGAATCAATCTGTACAAACTATAACTACACCTACCTATTTAAATACTCAAGGAACTGACGGTACACAAGGGGTTATTCCAAGCGCATACATAGAAAAAACAGCTAATAAAACAAATACAATTTCAGGATATTCCGAAACATTATACCCTAACGAAAAAGCAACACACGATGCTTTAGATTTAAAACTTAATATTTCAGATTTACCAACTAACTTAACATTATACCCAACTACAACTGCCTCAGATGTAAGTGGCTATGTTGTTATGGTAAAAGATATTCATGATGTAAGATATAATACAACTGCGGTTGACGTAAGTACACCAACCATTACAACAACAGACCAGTTAGTGTCACAAAGAATATCAGATGCGGGTGTTTTAATAGGGCAACCAGGAGTTTTTAACATCACTACTTTTGGAAATATTCGACATTTAAGCGGTTCTGGTACCGCTACTTTTTACTTTAAAGTATTTCATCGTGATAGTGCTGGAATTGAAACATTGATTTGTACTTCAAGTATTTCAGCACCTGTTACTGATGGCGGTTATTCTGAATTTACAGCGTCTGGAGTTTGGGATGACGGAGATTTTGTAGCAAGCGATAGAATTGTAATAAAATCTTACGCTAACCGTATCGCTGGAGGTTCCGACCCTGTTTACCAATTTCAATTTGGTGGTACTTCACCTGTTAGAACGCTTTTGCCTGTTCCTTTTTCAGTTGTTGATGCAGGTTATGAATTGAGCGCAAACAAACAAAACTCACTTGCTATTGATGGCACAGGAACTAAGTACCCGACAGTTGATGCGGTTAATGCTGGGTTACCTGCTAATTATTCTAAAATAGTTTATGTAAATGCAACTTCACCAATAACAGCAACTATTTTCGATACTGAAAATCCACCTGTTACAAATGATAATTTATTAAAAAACGATGTTGCTAATTTATATATAGGTACAGATGCAAGTACATGGGTATATAATTCAACGACATATGTAACAAAAACAGTCCCGTCAACTTCTAATTTTAACACTTTTGGAACAACTGTTGACGCTGGTAGTAGTAAGACATCACATATAACCCGTTCTGGAGCTGTTACACTTACGGGACCATTAAATATTTTAAATTTAAAAATATCTTCTACGCCTGTTACTTCTGCTGGTTCATATGATATTCTTACAAGAAATTCAAGTACTACTGCTTTAGAGAAAAAGTTGGTTAGTGATTTTGTGCAGACAACAGGAAGTCAAAGCAAAACAGGTAAATTAACAATGTCAAGTACCGATGCTGTTACGGGTGGATTTGTCAATATAAACGGAGCAACAACAGGTAGTTTTTCATCAAATTCTAATAATTCAACAGGTTTTTTTAACCAAAACAATAACAATTCAACAAGCGATTTTAACGTAGACAGAAATACTTCAACAGGGAGGTTTGCAAGGCAAACAAACGAAAGTTCAGGAAGTTTTTTTTCTCAAAGTAACCAAAGCACAGGTTTTTTCTTAAATAGAGAAAATCAAAGTACAGGTGTTTTTTCTACAAATTCAAACCAAAGTACAGGTGTTTTTGAAAAGATTAATTCAACAACAGGCTCAACAGGTGACTTGTTACAATATTTAAAAAATAATGTTGTAACCACTTCAATAAACCATTTAGGTGAGATTAACACAATGAATCCTACTGCCTCAACACAGGTTGCAACTAAAGGCTATACAGACGCAAAAATAACCCAAACAATAACTAACGGAGTAACTGATAAGTCACCGAGCGAAGATGCTGTTTTTGATGCTATTGATGGAATTGTTAAGACTATAATTTCAGACACACCAACAAGTACGAATACAGGAGGTGTTAGTGAAGTATTAATGCATACTTATACTATCGCAGGCGGTAAATTACCAGCTTCATGCATGCCTAATTTAAAGATTAGAATTGCTAAGACAGGGACAGCAGGAACGGTAACGGTAAAAGTAAGAGTAAACACTGTTAATGATTTCGCAACAGCTACAAACATAGGTTTTTTTACAAGTGCAACAACTATGTTAGGGTCTGTATTTGTTAGAAATTTCACGTTACAAGGAGGACAATTGACACACACGAACGCTGCAAACTCATCTATTAATGACGAATCAGCAAACGCAAACGTTAACGGTGTAATTTCATATGACCCAAGTGTTACGCAATATTGGTTTGTTTCATTACAAAATTCTAACGCAGGAGATACAACAAGAGTGAATTCAATAAAAATGGTAAATTAAAAAATCATGATATATACAATTTTAAACAAAGAGGGGAAAGAATTATATGCTACTGAAAATATAGAAAATATTCAAGAAAACGAAATAGCAATTGAACAGCTTAGAACGGTTGAAATGGATAATCCATACTTTGACTTTGAAACAAAAGAATTTTATAATAAACTTTAAATAAATAAATATGAAAAATTGGAAAACATCATTATTCGGAACAGTAGCTACCATATCAGGTACTTTAGCAACAATTGAAACGCCTTATAAAGATTATTTTATTGCTTTAGCTGCAATATGCGCAGCGTTATTCGCTTTGTTTAGTAAAGATAATAATGTAACAGGTGGAAAAGTAGAACAGTAAAATTAAGATACTCCCGTTATTTATTTAACGGGAATATTTTTATATTTTTGAATTAATAAAAGTCCCAAAGAATGAGTAATATATTAGAAGATAAAGTAGACCGTTTAGAAAGCCATTTTAAAGTTTATAAGTCAGACATGACAGATGTTAAGGAAGTTACAAGAGATATTAGAAATCTATTAACTGGCACGGAATTAACAGGTAAAAAAGGAGTAGTTCACTTATTAGAACAACTTGAAAGTAAGGTCGATAAATTGGAAGAAAAGCAGATTCTAATAGATGAAAATATGGCAAATGTAAAGTTTGTAGCAAAAGGAGTAATAACTGCAGTAATAGGCTTCTTTGTGTGGCTATTTCAAAGTAAATAAAAAATAATGGAAAACTGGAATATAGGAATACATATAAAAGGTGATACTTTTAATCAAAGAAAAATAACATTTCCTTTTGATATTACTGATTGTGTAATTAAAATGCAATTTAGAACAAATCCAATAGGTGCGGTTGCTTTTTATTGGTCAACTGAAAATGATACTTTTGAAAAGATAAGTACTACTGAAATACTTATGAAAAGCAGAATATTAGATACCTATGTAGCTAATTACATTTCTGATTTAGAAGTTACTTTTCAAGATGGAACGGTGTACACTTATTTTACAGCTAATTTACAAATTAAACAAGATATAACCCATGCCTAATATAGTAATTGAAGAAATAGTAAATAATATTACTCTAAATATAGACGAGGTTGTATCTACTTATACGATTGAAGTATCAGAGATGCAAGTACCTGGCGCTGATGGTAAAAGTGCTTATCAATCTGCTATTGATGGTGGTTTTGTTGGGACTGAATTAGAGTTCAATCAGTCTTTGTCTAATGTTAATATTAAATCTTCTTTTGCGCAAGTAAATACTTATGCTTTAATGCTTGCTATTTCGTTGCCTAATGAATTAAAAATAGTTAAAGTACTCAATGATGAAAATAAAGGAATTGAAAATACAATTTACCATATATACCCCGATGGAGTTAGAATGTGGATTGCTTCAGTTCAAGATAATTAATTTAAAAAACAAATAAAAATGGCAAATAATTTCCCGGTTTCAGTTAACAAGCAACCTACTGATATAAATACAGTCTTAAGAAATGAATCAAAAAAGTTCTATGTAGCACTTACTAATGCAGGTGCTTTTAGTAATATTTCTTCAAATATAAGTGTGCCGAAACAAACTGTCAATTCAATTGTATATCCATATTTTTCAGTCCCTCAAACTGCAATAACTAAAGATACTTGGATAACAATAAGCTCTCGTCTCGTTTGGCCATTTGCAGGTAGAGCGATATATATAAAAAAAATAACTGTTAAATTTAGTCACCCTTCAAAATTAGGAATTAGAACGCTAAGAGACGGAAGTCCATACGGATTAAATGGAGAAGCTGTTTTAAATTTTAGTGGAATTTTTAATGACGAAGTATTTGATGTCCCAGAAGTAGCTAAACCATTAGTAATAGACTATACAAGTAATCCTAAAAAAGTAAGTTATGGAGAACAATTAAGCTTTTATTATTCAAGAGATGAAGATTTAAGCACAAATTGGTCTGTAATTATAGAAGGTGTAGATGTTGCTAATGATGAATCTTTTGACTCTAAGTTTATGTATGGTATTATGGGGGATAGTTTTTGCATAACAAGTGATTCCAAAGAACTTGAATATGCTAATAGAAGCGGTTCAATTCATGGAATATGGCCGTTTATATGTAAAGCGTATTTAAAAGAAAATGGAATTGAAAGTCGGGTTTCTAATATAGGTATCGGAGGTACAGACACGACCGTTTGGGAATTATCAGTAGCAAATGGTTTATTTAGAAATTGGAAGCCTGATATTTTATCCTGTAATTTAGGCATAAATGACGCTTTACAGATAACTTATTTTTGTACTACTACGGGTATAGATGGTATTTACAAAACTGCTTATAAAAATATTATAACTCAATATTTCAAGTCACGACCTGACGGATGTATGATTATTAATCAAATAGCCGACTCAGATAAATCAGCATTAGTTTCTTTATTTACATTCGGAATATATAATGGGCTTACTAAGTTAGCAGCTATTAGATTAGAAACAACAGCTTTAGTTTCTGAATTAAAAGCACTAAACCCAACCTGGGATTTAATTTTAGCAGATACATCGCCGAGTCAAACTTATTTATCTTCAGAGCCTCTAAACTATTTAACAGGTGAACAAACTTCTGGAAATAGACTGCATCCAAATGCAAGGTTAGGACAGCCTAAATTAGCAATTAAAATAAATCAAGCAATTAGTTCTACTGCATTTTTTAATAAATACAAAATTACTAATTAATGAAAAAAATATCTAAATCAGGGATTGAGTTATTGGCAGAATTAGAGGGTTTAAGATTAAAACCTTATTTATGTCCTGCTGGTATTCCTACTATCGGATTAGGTAATACATTTTATGAAGATGGTACAAAGGTAACTATGAAAGATAAAGCTATCACAAAAGAGCAAGCATATCATTTGTTTTTCTTAATAGCTACTAAGTTTGAAAAGACATTAAACGAAAATTTACCGTTAAATATCAATCAAAATCAATTTGATGCTTTGTTTTGTTTTTGCTATAATGTAGGTCAAGGCGCATTTAAGAAAAGCACTTTATTGCGAGTTATCAAATTAAATCCTAATGATAAAACAAGTATTACAAATGCATTTTTAATGTGGAAAGGAAAAAATAATCTATTGCTTTCCAGACGAAATAAAGAAATTAAAAAATATCTTTCATGAAATACTTAATCATTATATTTTTATTCATTTCATGCTCAACTACACGAGATGTTAAGCTAAATAAAAGCACGATTAAATCAGGAACTATCACGACTAACAATGATGTTATATTAAAGCAAGAAACTATCTTAAATGATATATTCACTATAAAACCATTTGACAATAGTAAATCAATGTTTCTAAACGGTAAGGAATATAAAAATGTTATAATTACAAAAGATAAAACTAAACATAATATACTCACAAAAACGATTTACAATAGGCAAACAATCACTAAAACAATAGAAATAACAAAGACTAAAGAAACAAAAAAAACAGACTATACAAGCCTGTTTTTTATACTGTGTTTATTTGTGTTTTTATGGTTTTATTTGCCTAAGGTTAAGGTGTAATTAGTGTTATATTTTCACACCGTTTCCATGAAATATCTTCTTCACTTTCTGCACCGCTAATCATTTCATAAATACCTATTAATCTTTCTTCAAAGTCAACCGTAGCAATTCCATATTCCCCACCTTGAAAAACACACTTCATATTTCCAGTAAATCCTGTTTTGTCAAATTCTAATTGTGTCATATTATTTTTTTTAAATTATTTTCTACTTTATTTTTACATTAATTACAAATCCATCTTTCGCAATAGTATAACTATTGACATTCAATTCTTTTGCGAGTTCGATACTCTTTTCGAGCGTGTTAATTACTTTTTTCATAATTGTAATACATTTATAAGTGTTAGCAGATAGTTATCACTCAGCTACCTCACCACTGATATAAACGCGCCAATTAGTTTTTAATAAGTCTGATTTTGCTTGCTCAGGTGAGGAATATCTCTTTTCTGTTTTGGCTAAAAAACCACCACCAAAACCATTATCTACCATATACAAGTATCTTTTAGCCGAAGTGACAACACTTGATTGTGGCAATTTGGCATTGTTTTTATCTGTATTCATAGTCTGTATTTGGTTTTATTTGTGATTAATCGTTATATTTCGCTTACTTTCCCCAACTTCAACAATCAAGGGGACGTTACAAGCAATACCTGTAACCCGACATAGTTAGAATACAAAATCCTTTTTCAAGTCCGTATTCTCCACCTTCGAAAATGTATTCAATATCTCTACTGTATTTGCAACCCGTTTCAATTATTGTGAAATTTATAGTATCACCTACTTTAAAGTTTCTATCATTTTTGCGAATTTCCCACGGCTTTCTTCCAGCGTAATATTCAATTGCGTATTCTTGTTTTATCT